CGAGTTCATTTAACATGTTATCAACAAGCAAATCAAGTTGTAAGCCCTTTGAGGGGTTTTGAAATATCTGCGTACCATTTCTTGATATTGTACGTCCTATAAGAAAAGCAACTTGTTTAGCCTCTGTATTATCTAAATTTAGTTTATTTTTAACCCAATTTCTAATTATATCCATAGGCGGAAACTTTCCCGGCCTACGTCCTTTGTCGAGATAATAAATATAATCATTTCCCAACAACTGATTGCCATTGACCTCTAATGATATTGAGGCTTCACCTGAATTGTCAATATTTTTTAAGGCCAAAACATTTTGTATTTCGGTCTTTAAGTTAGATAAATGCTTATTTGTCAAACTTTCATAACTCATAGTCAAACGTATAAATTGCATTGTCGAAAGTTATCAAATCAGAATCCCACCTATATACAGGAATTCCTATAATGCCAGCCGTATAATTCAAATGCGTTTTAATTGATGCAAGTGCAGAATTCATTTCAATTTCAAAACTCATTTCGTCATGAGGTTTTATTTTGTGTGACCTGCAATAAATTGGCAAATGATAAAATTTAAAAGTACCATCATAAAACTCGACAAGAAAACACCAGCCATAAATAGACTCAGCAATTTGATTTAACAAGTTGAGATTGTCTATCGTTAATCCCAAACAAAGAAAATTTATTTTATAAGAATGTGCCATACGGCCATAATTAGAAAATTTACTTTCAATATCGAGTGTAGGCCTCTGGATATTTTCAATCAAAATAATAGAGCCCAAAGATTGAAGGTCTGTTATTTTCGATAAATCGTACTGGTCGTAATAACGAAATGTTATGCCGTGATTTTCGTAAAGGGTAATATTTTTGACACCAGCTTGGTACATTTACTTTTTTGGTTTCTTTTCTGAAAAATCATATGTTCTACATTTACCACCTAACACACTATCTTTCTTAACGGTCATATAAATTGTATCTTTCATTCTGTATTTTTTAGACCTGGTAAACTTTTTATGACCTGGCAAAGTATCGAACCTATATTCGTATACTGTTGAATCCTTTGTCTGTTTATAAGGGAACCTATGATGTTTCCCTTTTTTCTTCTCATCTTGGCTATAGGCTACGATAAGAACAAAACTCAATAATATTAATAAAACCTTTTTCATATCTTTAATTATAATAACTTAATATTTGTATTTGTCCAATTGGAATACCTAATCTTTGTGAAAGCCCAACCCCTATCTCTAATGGCATATCAGTTTCAAAGCTATAATCCCCATCGAATACGCTCACCCAGCCAGTTTCAAAACTTGTAGGTAATACCATTCTAAGTGCATTAAAACGTGTATAATTCCAATATTGATAATAGTCATAATAAAGTTTATAGCTATACTTAAATCTTGCAGTTTGATCAAAACCTACTTTAGCATTATTTCCTATATAATTAGTATCTATTTCTGCAAAGTACCAAACTGTAGGGTATGTCTTCGCCTTTAAAACATTGTCCTCAACAGGGATGCTGTCATTATTTATTAAAGTAATCTTTGCATAGAAACCCCTTAGCGGCTTTCTATCTTGTGCATTAATACTTACTACTAATGCGACTAATAAAACTGATAATAATATCTTTTTCATATTTTAATTTATTTTTTAAATTCAAATTTACACTTAAATCCGGGTTTACATTTAGCCATATAATCAATTTCTTTTTGACTTACTGGAAACCACTTATCGCATTTTCGTTTATTGTAAATTGTACATCTATTAGTTTTTAAATCTACATATTGACATTGCCCTTGTATATATTTACAACATTCAACACAATCAATGCATTTACCTAATCTATTTTTCAAATGACGTTCTGTTAAAAGATCAAACCAATATAATAGATAAGGATTATATCGTTGTCTTAAAATATATAATATTTTTTTCATATTTCTAAATTTAATCTAAATGTTGTGTTGTACAAATCATTCGTCCTCCATATATTGTTGTATTACCTGGACTAACAGAGGTACTTCTTAATTCAATCCAGTAGCGATCATTAGGCAATACATCTTCCAAATAACTTCTTATTGACCTTAATACTGCATTTCCAGAAGATGTTATTTTATAAGACCAAATGGTCGTAGTTGTTGCACCTCTTTTTTTCATCATCCTATATTCGTAATCTTTAGAACTTACTCCTAATAAGTTAACTTCGTAAGCAAGATTAAAGTCACCTGAATATGCAGAAATTATAGTATCGCCGTTATCCGTAAATCCAACATATTCAGTGGTAGGCCATGTTTGTTTTGTTGCCCCTGTAATTTGAACCCATACATTTTGGGTTAAAGCAATAACAATTGAACTATCCATGAATTGACTTACTGCATGAGGGTTGTCGTTGTGTATATACCCTTTTGCGTCTACTTTAAGCACAACGGTTGCACTATCTTTTATCCTATATATTGTGGTAGAATCAGTTAAATCCCTATAGCTTCCGAATGTATAAAGGTTATAAGTTGCACGAGGGTTTAAATCAACTATTTTTGTCATTGTGCCTACTTGCGCTTTTATAACTCCGCCGCCAATAGTTCCATTAACATTAGTAGGATTATCGACTACGTCTATAAGATAACCTGTTACTGTATTGTTATTTGCATCAAAAGCCCTATTTATCTGAAACACATTCGTTGTCGTTAATCCTGATTTAAGAATTGCACTTCCGTATCCTCCGCTCGACATTGTTATTGGAAATGCTGTTCCAACATTATTTGTAATACCTAAACCAGATGCTGTTGTCTGTAATGTTGTGGACATTCCTCCATATAACATTTGAAAGTAAGAGGCATTTACGCTGCCTGTAGACCATACACTAATAGGTTTAAAAACTTTATGCGAATAAACAGTATCTGATTTAATTCTAAATAAACTATCTGCGTTATAATAAAATGAAAATTTTGTTTGATCTAATTTCATGTTCATTTTATTTAAATTATCGACAAGCTTTAATTGAGCAATACTTGATTTAACTATAGGAGCTTTCAATGTATCGCCTATAGTTACTGTTTTATTAGTAAAATCAGCATTTAAAAGAGTAGTTGTTTTTGCTGCATTCTTAAGTGTCCAACTTGTGTTTAAGTCGGCTCTTGGATAGTTTTCAATTACATTAGAGGTATTGACAGTTGAAAATACATAATCAGCATCACTTGTACTCGTTCCTCCTAATATTAACGAATTAGCTCCTATTATTCTGGTAGAGCCATTCACGTCTAATGTAAATTTTGGTGTCAGCGTCCCCCCAAATCCCGTATATCCAGAACTATTAATATATAATCGCGTATTTGTTATCCCGGGATCATTACTTGCACCTGTTGATATAAAAAAATCAGTAGGTATTGATGTCGGTGTCACTGTTCCATTTACAATATAACCAAATGAAGACGTATATATATAACCAGTACCAGTATAAGGCATTCCAAAAAAAATGCCAATATATTCTCCATTTGTAATAGCTGTAGGAGAAGCGTTCGTTCCTCTTGATTTTTTAAAATGTAATGATGCATATCCTCCTGGGCTATTTTGAACAATATCTAAACCTCTGGTTAATGCTGATGTTTCCGATACTATTTCTACTTGCGAACCAGGATTTATTCCACCAAAACTAAATCGTCTACTTGCTGGATTATAAAATAATTTAGTTGAATCAATAGTTGTACTTGTTGCATAATGCGGTATAAATCCACTAACGCCATCATTAGGAGTTGTAACAGGTTTTGTTAAAACATTTTGTTTTAGTGATAAATCATATTGTGTAGCATAATGTCCGATTAAGGGTGTTTTTGTTGTATCTATTGATGCACCACTAGCCAATTCGGTTAATGTTTTACTAGTTCCGGAATTATTCTTAAAATATAATTCATTACCTTTTGCCCAAATTACAGCAGATGTAGTTGAATTATTTATAAATTTTAATGGCACTGAATCATTGGCTGCTGTTGTTCTCAATATAGCACACTGACTTGAATCTGCATGAATTTCAAACGTTTTACTTCTGGTTGGGCTATATCCCTTCATAATAACACCATCTATGCCAAGTATTACATTACCATAAGTTTTACCACTACTTTTTTGTATTAAGTCAATGCTAGAAGATGTTATTGATGTTGATAGAAAAGGATTTGTACCGCCTAAAGTAAATAAATCATTATCTGCAATTGAACCGTCTATATTTATTGTAGTTGCATCTGATGTAGCCGAGTCGCCTAGGTTTACTTTATTATTTCCGTCTATTCTTATATGAGCGCCAGAATAATATTTTTTACCTATTTTAGATGTATCAACATTAATAGAGTCTCCATTCATTATATGGCCATAACCAACCTTAGCTCCTCCCTTCACTGTTGTTGACATTGTGGGCAAAGTATACGAACCGCTCGATAACGATTTAATCCAGACCGTATCCTTTCCCTGTATTGTTTTAGAATACTCCGAAGTGTCTGCAATTACAGAGCTATCAACTTTTGTAGTAATAACTTCACCTGCATTTAATACAGAGTCGCCCCGAACATGAAAATTCTGCGTAACCGTAACATTTCGTTTCGTTATATCAAGTTGTGAGAATAAACTTATATAACCAATCAGCCCCACTAATATTAATATTATTTTTCTCATACCTCAATCATTGCTATGTAACCAAAGTTTCCAGCGCTTAAACTCGTAATCGTAAATCCGTTTTCATCTTGAGCCGTTACAGATATGCCTATGCCGTCGTAATCCAGTATAGCCAACGCGTATAAGCTGGCAAATTCAGAAGTAAACCCAATTACTTGCCCTGCAGTTCCGTTACAAGCTTCTGTTAATTGCGCCCTAACTAATGAAGCGGCTGTTATCATTGTAGCTTGTAATATTGCAACGGCCGCATAAAGCTCTGCCAAATCGGCTGCTATTTTTAAACCGCCAGTCCTTATCTTATCGCCGCCACCGTCATTGGCGGCTAAACCCATTGAAGCTGATGTAAATGTTTGTGGCATATCTATTCGAAATTAATTACACAATTATAATTGCATTGTATCTCAAGCCTTATGCCAGACAACTGGCTGGCCATAACCCTATACAATGGCGTTACTTTATACCTCTGCCTATTGACAGGCCTTATCTCTTCAAGTTGATATATTCTTACTGCAATCAAGTCCGCCAAATCTTCCATGCTGTCAATAACAACTTGCGTCTGGTCATCCGTGTTATCGTTCGAATCAAGTGCAAGAAACATAATTTCTATTTTCGTGTCCTTGATTACGTTATTGTTTATTTTTATTTCAGGCGTTTTGGGCTGCTCATTATCAATTATAATCAAAGGTAAATCATAGGTTTCGGTTAGAAACGCTTGGTAATTAGCATTAAATTTAGAGGATAATATTGAGGTGGCTCCGGGCGAAACCTGTGTGATGATTGCTTTTATTTGAGTAATTAAACTCATTGTACAAGTAATAACATTTTAGTATTCAGTTCGTTACGTTGATCATCATTGAAGCCCATTTCATGGCAAATCAATTCAAGGCACTTATTGCAATATAGATGTTCGTCCTTTACCTCTATCCCACACCTAAAACACGGCTCAAAATTTGTCATTTCTTGCGGCTTTTTAGCTCCATGAACTTTTTTTCAAAACTACATTTTTCCACATTAGAAAGCAAGTGTTTTGTATAAAAAGTATCATCACCCTGCAATGCCGCTTCGGGTGTGAGGGATGGGAATAGTTCGCAAATTGTTTGTAATTCGAATTCGTTCGCGTACTGGTTTAGCTTTTCGACACCAGCATCTTTTTTAAGTTGCTGGTCCTTATCAATAAAAGAAGCTTCTTTAAAAAGCTTAGCGCGTTGCTTCTGCCAAACCTGTAAGTTTTGAAGAAAAAAAAACCTGCAGGAAGTACCTCGATAAAAGGTTTTGACATATATTCATCGCGTAGTCTGTTTACGTCTTCAACATTTACGCTTCGTGCCTGTGCTACTGCCAAACAATACACAAGTAGTTCAAATCCTGTTAGCCCTGAGCTTTCAATTTGATGCCGTTGGCCTACGGTTTCTATTGTTTTTGAATAGTCAACATATTTAAGTTTAGGCCGTTTTATTTTTGAAACATCAGGAACTTGACCTATTGCAAGCTCTATGGATTTAGATGTAACAGCAAAGAAAGCATCATTCATTCTTACTCCTGTTTGCCAGGATATGTACTTAACAACATCTAAGTTTTCAATTTTAGACAACTCGATAAATTCAGATGTTGTGAGTTTATTGATTGGTCTTATAGAATATTTATTACCTGCAATAGTTATTGGTATTTTCATATATGTTGTGTTTGTTTTCGTTTGCCGCCAGACCCTTTTTTATTTTTTTTTTTTTTTATAAATTCCGTCTCTCTTTTCGTGTCAAGCATCTATAATTCGGAATGAACCCATTTAAAAACAAGCCTTCCCTGTACTCCCCCTTCCTAACAATTCCTGTTTTTGCTATTCCGTCTTTTGTTCTAAAATTAAAGATTATTCCGTGATTTTTACAATCCTCTATTAGCTTGTCAAGCATAGTATTTGGTATTTTTTCTTCCATAATTATAGTGGTTTAATTGAACGTCTGTAAAACCTTGCGCCATACCTACATGGGTCAATAATATGATTATTCTTATCTTCCGGTATGTCCAAATACTTGCCAGTTATTGGGTCTTGTACCCTCTTATATTTCTTAAATTCGTCAATTGCATTTTTTGAATCTTTGTGTACAAATATAGAGAATTCCTGCAATCTTTCAATACCATCAATGATTGAGCCTTCCCCCTTAGTCGCGCCAAGTGCATTGATGCCGGCCATTTGCAGTTCAAAAATCTTATCTTTCCTGGCGCTATCACAAATTACAACCTCTCCCCTGCTTATCACATTTTGTATATAGTTTATAAGTTTTGAATTTAGGATTTGTGGCTGGTAGATATGTTCTTTGATGTATAGCCTATTATTTTCGCCGTCAAAATTTAATTCAGTCAGCGTTGTAGGGTCAAGTCCGCCCCAATCCACAACCCACATCTTATATAAGTCGCAGTCAGGTAGTGTTTCGTATTCTTTCCAATTCTGAAATATTACACCTTCCAATTGTCCTTTTAATCCCAATCCGTAGACTTGCCACCAATTCCACCAATACCCACGCTTTCCGGCCTTGTCCTCTGATAATGCTTTACGCCTCGCTTCTTTAAATTCGTCAAGCTGTCCTTGTGAGAGGTTTTGAATATTATCGTAAAATGTTGAATGGATTACCTTGCAGTCCTTTCGTTCCCTAAACCCTTCCGTATCGAACCAGAAATCTTCTGACGGGTTCCAATCAAGAAAAACAACCTCAGTTGTACGAATCATTAATTGATGACAAATACTGAAAGGCAATTTGTTTGCCTCATTTATAAGAAGTATATCACGTGCAGCACCCAGTGCCTTTCCGGGTTTGTCAAAGCCGACAAACTCAACTATGCTCTTATTGATTGTGTATATGTAGGGATTCTTTGTGCGAATACTATCGATATTACAGCCATCTGCTTGTAATATGTTTTCATAATCCCTTATAGCGCCTGAGTGTAGATGAGGAAATGAATGTGAAACAACTGTAATTACACGGTTACGTTTACTTTTATCTTGAATTATTTTAGCTAATTGAAGCTCACTGAATGTTTTGCTTGACCTTGAGCCGCCTTCGTTTGCAATGATTCTAAAACCTGCATTGTAGGCGGCTATCGTCTCAGAAAACACTCGTGTTGTGTTCATTTAAGTTTTGGCCTTTTAGGGTAACAAAACAAAAGCAGAAACATCAATGCAGCGAATACTATAAGGATTTCCATTTTCTGTATAGATATTTGATTAATTCGAATATAAAATTACCTATCACTACACAAATTATGATTGCCATGAATTTCATGTTGTTTTCTTTTTAAAATAGGCGGAGTCGAACCGCCGAAAACGCTTGATTATAACTATAACCCTGACCACAGAGTTTCGCTATCAGTTGCGGGTGTAAGATTCGAACTTACGATTTTAAGTTTATGAGGCTTAACGGATGACCACTTCCATAACCCGCAATACGCTGTTATTCTTTTTCAAATTTTTCAATCAAATCATTAACAGCCTTAGCAGCCTTAGCATCCGAAACAACAACATTTGTCGTTGTTGAGCCTGTTGTGTTTATGTGTTGCTCGTCTCTTTCTCCAAGCTGTTTCATTCGCCATATTGCGGCTGTCGCTGAAACTGGCTGTATGCGCTCCAATGCCAACCTATTAACCCTGCGAATCACGGCTGCGTTGATACCCTTTTTTATATCCTCCAAAACTTCTTGATTATCAGCAAGATAGTAAAATGTTGAGTAAGGAATCCCGCTATGATAAATTGCATCCTGTAGGCACAAACAAGTCTCGTCAGTCTCTGCAAACTTCAAAGCATCTTCAAATCTTGGCTTAGCGTTTTCAAGCGTCCATTCGCTTGCGTACTTATTTCCTTTAGGTGCTGACATACTGCAAATTTAATTCAATCCTTTCGGATATGTATAATTATTTCCGTATTTTTCTCATCGAGCCTGTTAATCAAAGGCTTAGAATGAGAATATCCTTTCGGGAACTCAATCTCTAAGCCTCTAATTTTTCTTTTCCAAAATATCATAATAATAATTTAATGTTTTCTACCTGTTTTTTCATTACATCAATACCCATTATTTTATAATAATAAGCACTTGGGCGAGGCCTATTCCTGTCTAATTGTGAAGCGCCTTGAAACCACTGATTAAATTGAGACGATTTGTCCTTTATAATATTTTCAAGCCTTTCAATTTCCGACTTCAAAAACGCTTCGCTAGGATTAGTTTCAAGAAATGCGATGTTTTGCCTTAATCTCGAAACTTCACGTATAGCGGCTTTTTCTTTTATGGCGCCTGTACTGACTTGGTTGATAATGTCAGTAATTTGCGACTTAAGTTCCTTTATCGTTTTCATAATTAAAATGGTAAGTCAGCAACTCCGTCCTGTATGGTTTCGGCGGCTGGTGTGTTTGCACCTTGTGAAAAATCCTTGAAATTGCCTAGTATTGGAAGTTTTTTAAACTCTTCCTTTTCAGCATCGGTAGCAGCTTTGTAAGCCTTTGATGTAACTTGTTGGCCTATAAAACCTGAGTTGCCATACTTGTCGAGTTCTTCGTGTTGCACTATGGATATTGGCAACGTTACCCTGCCTGGCGAAAATTCGTCTAAATTGTTGCCTAAAATTGGCAGAAATAGACCTCTTATGATTCCTGATTGTCCTTTTTTCTCAAGGATTACACATTGTTTGAGCTTCGTAAGCTCGATTTGACCACTGAATTTTTTCATTTTTTTAAGAATTTAGTTCAATAAATTTTTTACACATATTATAGGCCATAAGCCTTGCGTTTGATTTTTCAGAATTATTATTGGGAAATTCTATATTATTATTCCAGAAATCCGATTCCCATTCGGATAAAGTTCTCGTGAAGCAACCTAAAACAATGATAGTTTCGTTTTCAGAAATAAATGCGCCGCAATGATATTTGTACAAACAATTTGTCGAAAAATATTTTAAAACTTTAAAATTATCTTTTTTAAGTTTACACCATTCGCCAAGTTTGCACCCTACGCCAAGTTCGCACCCTTCGCCAAGTTCGCACCCTACGCCAAGTTCGCACCATTCGCCAAGTTTGCACCATTCGCCAAGTTTGCACCATTCGCCAAGTTTGCACCCTTCGCCAATAACTATTTTTCTTTTTTCAAATTCTTCTGATAACTCACTTAAATTTTCGTATTCGAATTTTTCGTCTTGTAAATAAATAGTTTTCATGTTGTTATGTATAAAGTTTAAAAGTTTCAATAAGTTTTGTAAATGACGGATTCTTTTCTTTCATTTTCTGAACTTCAAAATAATTATCTATTTCTATTTCTAATATTTTAAGAAACTCTAAAAGACCTGGTGTTAGTTTGGCGATACGTAACTCAAAACCACTTTCACTGTCAATGATTGACATTTTAGTTATTAGTATTCCGGTTAGTGTTATTTCAGCTTCTTTAATTATAAGACGAGTTCCTGACATATATCGAAGAATTTTTCAAATGAGTTTATTAAATAATAATTATAACCTGCTTGCTTAATTTTATTCTCCCATTCTTTTTGTGATAAACTTTGTATTCCTGTTAGTGTTTTAAATTCAATAAATACGGCTGTATTATTTACAAGCAGACACATATCAGCGACACCAGCCACAACACCTAATGCCTTGTCCCTTGCACCGGATATTTTATTAGTGCCTTCGTTTTTGATTCGGAACAACAAGCCTCTCATGTGCGGGTATTTGTTGTAAAACCACGTATAGCATTCTTGCTGTAGGCGGGCTTCTGTTATATTATTAGAATTTATCATTCCATTAAATCCCTAATGATTGAATTCATAAACTCCTTTGGGAAAATACCTATTGAGCCATCATTACAAATAAAATTAAATAATTCTATCCTTGAATTAAAAGAAACTTTATTGTATTGTTTTGATTCAAGATAATGTAAGTCATTATATGACATAGTATTTTGTTTTACATAAGCCTCAATATACCAGTTGAAGTCTTTTTCTTTTTTCTTTTTTGCCTGAAAATAAATAGTAATTAAATCACCATTTGGATTACGATGCGAAACTTGTTCTCCAAATATCTCATATTCTTCTGGAATCTCAACCGGAATATTTATTATGTTTCTCATATTTTGCTATTTAGTTATATTATAACCATATAATTCAAACCAACTATTTTGTAAATGCACAATTGCAATAGCTTTTTGAAATTTTATTTATCCACAAAATAAACCGTCCTCCCAATCCTGGTTGTTAGCCTATCTGAAAACCATTTAGTTACACCACCGTAACTTTTCCCGTACTTCTGCGCCATTTCTGTAGGCGTTTTTAAATTTAACTGGTCTCTTAAATGTTCAAATAAATAAACTCTTTGAAAATCAGTTAATTGCTCTGTTTGTTTTTTAATTTCTTCCATGAGCACAAATGTATAAAATATTTTTTACAAATGCAAGTAATTTTTCATTTGAATTTGAGACCAGCCTTTTTTATATCCTTTAAGTTTTTCATATTCAAAAAATTGTTCCGGCCTTTCAAATCTATGCAATAGAAACCCAATCTTGTAACCCTTAGCTAATCTTATAGCCTCCATTTCCTCAACAGATTCTGCTTTTGATATTGCTTTTTGTACTTCGGTGTATGTTAGTTTTTCAAGCTCCATAAACATACGTTCTTTTTCTGCAACCGGATAAGTATAGCCGCAATACTCACATGTTCTAATTTGCGCTGCAAGTATTGCGCCACATTGCGGGCAAAACTTAACAGAAAAAGTATCTTTTTTCTTTGATTTCTTTTTTGGAGTTTCAAGGCTCCATATTCTATCCATGTGCCAATACCCAAACCTTTGGACATTCATTCCGAAGTCAAGTATTTTAAATGTTTTTTTTGTTTCTGTTGCACGTGAGCCCCGCCCTATCATTTGCAAATATAATGGCAACGAGGTTGTGGCACGATACAATACAATACACTCAATATCTGGACAGTCGTATCCCGTAGTTGTTATAGCGCAGTTACTTAATATTGAACCTGGTGTATTTTCAAATGCAGTTAATATCTTATCACGTTCATTTAATTGCATCATACCATCAACATGTAGGCAATTTAATTCTTTCGAAACATTTAATGACGAAGCAACGGAAGGGCAAAATATCATAGTTTTTAATCCTTTAGCGTGCTTATCAAGGTTGTGCTTAAGACCTTCGAAAAGCTTCACTTCACTATATAATTTTGTCATGTCATTTTCGTCAAATTCGCCTGCTTTTATTTTTACTTTAGATAAATCGACAGGCACGCCAAAATATTCTGGTCTCGATAAATATCCCTGTTCAATTAAATTCGATATTGGAATCCCGGTAACTATTTGCGAAAAATAATCCTTAAGAGGTTTTTTAGCATTAGTCCGAATAGGTGTTGCAGTTGCCCCAATAACATAGCAATTCTCATTTAGATATTGAAACACTTCGTCAAATGAGGCCTTATGACAATTATGTACAAGAATATTATTTGCGAAGTAATTATTATTGCCTTCAACCTCTAAGTTGTAAACAAAATTATTTGCATTATTTTCATTAAATTCGTCTGTATTTCTATGTTTGTAAATCTCAATACTTTCCACCCTATATTCTTTAAGAAATTCTCTTTTCTTAAGTCCGCTCTCTTTATTTTTATTGATTTGTGAGAAGTCCCATCTATCTCTATAGCTATTTTTAAGCTTGGATTGCCTATATCTATCTTGTAATGATGAGGTAAATAACCATTTCCTGTAATTATAACTAATTCCGCAAACCAATCTATGCCTAATTTTTCTAATAAAATTTTTTGACTTTTTGTTAATCCTCGACCATTCCCCCCATGTATTTTTGGCTTGTGTCCAATTTCTTTTAACCTGTTCGATACTTTTATTCTTATGATTTCGGAATACATAGGATTGTTTTTTTTCATCCTTTCTGAATACATTTTTGAATGAAAATACCTGGCGCAACTTCCAGAACAAAAAACTTTTCCATTTTTTTTGTGATCTCGCTTTCTTATTAAAAATTTGCTTCTTCCTAGCTGTTCTATCGTTATTTCTTTTCCACAATGTCCGCAAAGCATAGGACTTGTATTTTTGTAGTTCAAAATATGACCTGCCATAAATAATATCTCCCTTTAATAATTGACATGCTGAAATATATCCCTTTTCTTTTACAAATATAGGATGATTTTTTGTGCATTTAATAATACCATAAGAAGTTTTTATTAACAATAAATCATCAATTATTTTATTTTTAAAAGTATTTATAACTTTCTTTTTTTCAATTAATTGTGTTCTGTGATTAAATGAATTTACGCAGTCTCCTATTTTTATTTTTTCAATTAATTCATTATCAACAACAGTACCTGCAACAAAGCATTCATCAATTATTAAAACATCTATACTTTTTAATAGCATTTGAAAGTCTAACCTATTCTTACAGCGTCGTTTAATAGTTTCAACCATTGCAATTAAAACATTTGAGTTCGGTATTGCTTTCGTGTTAGCTGTTATGTTCTGATATTCAAGTCCTATTCGCGAAAAAGTCCCGCCTGCCTGCTCTAAAAGCTCAATCCTGTCAGTAAGTATTAAACATTTATTGCCGCGTTCACTGGCTATTTTAACCATATATGTAAACATTATAGTCTTACCGCTACCTGTGGCACTTTGCATAATTACACGGTTATGGCCAGTACTAAATTGAGACCTAATTTTTCCGATCAGATCGGTTTGGTATTTTCTTAAATTCATATTTTTTAGTTTTTGTGCCAACTTATGCTGGCACGCTGAAACGCTTACTATTATTGTCATACAGAAGTTTTGTTCCAACTTGCCATCATTTTTTTAATTTTCCAACACTTCCCCGAAACATACACGCTGTTATACCCGTATCCTACCCTTATATATATTATATATATTAATAATATATTATAGGTTGGCACAGTTGGAACAGTAGCGTGTAATACTTATTGTTATTGGCATACAAATATTCCAACTTTTGTAAAAAAGTTGGCACGAGTTCGGCACGGTTGGTTTAAAATGGTAAATTCTCATGGCTATTATTTTCAATATTTGGTTCAATATTAAATTTTTCAATAATCCAAAAACCTCTTAATTGCTGGCCATCTATACGCATTCTGTCTGATTCGTATCCAATATTTTTTAAGGCTACCGAAAGTTTTTGCTGGCTAATTCTAATCCCAGAACGCTGTTCTATTGTAGATCGGATTTCAGATGACGAAACAAATTTTGAATTTGGTTCTAACCTAGTAGATTTAGTGTAATATTTTAATGGCAACTCAAATTCAGGTGCGGCTTGTTTTGCGTCAAAACATACATCATTAAGCCTCTCAATGTCTTCCTTTGAAAGAAACCAGCCTTTAGGGTTCTCTTTAAATTTATAGTACAGCTCAATAAAAAGTTCTGTTTTGTCTATTTCAGCATATTTTTTTTCATCAATATAGTTAACTTGGATAGGTATTATTCTTCGATTACCTGTTAAATCATTAAGTATGTGTTCTTCATTTGATGTACCGCACAAAACAGCTAATCGCCTACAGTCTTCGAAATATCTTTGATAAGGCATTCTAACGCTAAATTTATCCGTATTAATTAAGTCCTTAAACTTCTTTTCGTCTTGTTTTGATTTACCTCCAAATTCATCGTCCATTATAATCCATTTACTGCACATTAATTTGGCGACATCAGCCTCTTTTCCGTCAAGTTTATTTTGAACAAACAACCAACGTAGTTCGTCGGGAAGTAATTCACGAAAAAAATTTGTCTTACCTGTGCCCTGTAATTGCCCCGTAAGCACTAAACAAAGAACACTATATATGCCGTGCGCACTGGCTATTATGGATATTAGCCATTTTTCAAGAAAATATTCAACAAATTTTGGGTCGGTTTTGTTTAATTCAGAGTCTATACAGCTTGCGAGTTCAGTTATAATTTTACTATCCGGTTTTCTTAAATGTTTATTTTTTTCAAACCATTCAAATATTGGATTGTAGCACGGTGTGAAATCTGAGTTAATTAAGTCCGCAAGCCTCTCTTTTGCAAGCTTTTCTGAAATAACCCTCAACGCCTGCATGTATATTGAATTAAATAACATATCACTCAACGGCTCTCCATTTACTTCAATTATGCCCGTTATTGTATTTTTCCTAAACTTATAATTTGATTTTAAAAATACTTCAATATCGTGTAATTCACTATCGTTGTCTTTTAATTCCGAAATAGGGGCTTTCCAAACCTGCTCAAGTATGTCCTCAACATCCTTCCCGGTTATTTTTTCTATTTCTTCTAAATATTGCCTTGCATCAGATTTTGCATTAACCAACGCCCCTGAGCTTGTAGTTTCTTGCTTTCGTCTTATTTTGGCAATTGTTTTAATCTTGTTAGTTCGCTCACTGGTAAGATTACAGCCTGCTAATTTTGCGTAATAGAAAAAACTTTTGATACTTGAGCCGTTATTTTTAGCAGCATCAGACCGTAGACATATATCAAATTGTTTGTCTACGCTTATTTTTTCTTTGCCGCCGTAATAGGAAGAAACTATTTTAAAAGCATCCCTGCCACTTTCACCAAGTTTTGAAGCCAACGCAAAGCCTACGCGGAGCCAGCTATAATAGTCTGGCGTTATACATAGCTGACGTTCTTTTATTTGATTTAAGATGTAATCAAGGTCAGAATCGGAATAAATATGATGCGAATAGGATTGCTCTGTAATTTGATTCTTTGTTTTCTTTTCGAATTGAGACCAGGTATCACAGCCATAATTCAAATAGCAATCCGGATCATAACTTACAAATCTTAAACGCCCTACATTTCCACAATGTAAATCCGGGATTATTTTCCAATCATTCGTAAGCATCTTAGTTATGGTCTCAAAGCTTTCTACGTGTTTAGCTTTGTTTATTTTAAAGTAAACAGCAAGCCCACGTCCCCCTAAACTAGCGTGTATAGCTAAGACTTCTGGTATCTCCTTAAGCTGCTCGCGAATGTTAATTATTTCTTTTTGCTGGTCTTTTTCATCAATATCAATTACAAGAACCCCACTATGCTCTTGTATATCTTTATCTAAGCGGCCAGAAAACAAACCCGAAGCTGTTACTGCGGGAACATTGCTTTTCTCGAATTTACCCGCTCGATATGCTAAAACAGCATCTTGCCACTGACCTTTAATTATACCCGAAAAATACTCATTGATTGTTAATTGGTTAGACGATTTGGATTTGGCGGAAGAAAAAAAGCTAATCCGTTGTGATTCTATGCTTTTACCCATATGTATGTGTTTTAGATAGAAAAGCCCCAGAAAGTTGGGGCTTTAAAATTAATAAATAATAGTTGTTTAAGCTTGCTTTTTAAATTCAAAAGCATCGCATGTTGAAAACTTTCCGAAACAAGGTACCTCATTAAAACAAATCATTCTGTTTTGACAGTTTTTACAATCTACTTTAATTTCAAGTGTTTGTGCTAATTCCATGACTCAAATATTAGTTCGATGTCTCCGTTTTCCCAATATCTTACATCTGTAAGAATATCATCATTCGAGTTTCTTATTTCTCGCCTTGTTGATAGCGGGTGTTTTTCTTTCAACTCGCCTAGTTGTTGCATTAGTTCGTCTAATCTCATTGTCGTTTGTTTTTATGTTTCTACTTAAAACCCTTTTATTCACTTCGTCTGCGAATGCCTTAGTGCTTAGCGGAAGTATAGAGCCAATTGCAAGCTGTGAAATAAATACCCAAATCCAGTGTTCTGGCCGCAATATAGCCACTGTCTGCACGTCAAGTAACGTGTTCATTGTAAGCTCAAAGCATACGGCCACCCAAACTATAAAAAAGTTGTTTCGAAGCGCAAAAAAAACAATTACACCAGTTACAAGAGCGGCATAAATTAAGCTCACAAGAAAAGTTAAAGCCTCGAATGTGTGATATCCCGTAAGATTAAAAAGCCTGTAGGCATAGAACCCCTCCAATATTGTAGAGCAGATTAAAAGAAAAGCCCCGAATTTTGAGCTTTTCAGAAAATCAATAATATTAATCCGGGTCTTTTTGATTACGATTTTATTTTTCATGTTTAAAATTTAAAGTTTAGAAATTATATTATCAAAAATAAGTTTCGCCTCAACTACTCTGTTCTTTAGCAATTGTAAGTGTTCTGGAATAAGCTCAATATTAAGAATTAGCATTCTTTTTTCCTCTTTAAAACGAGGGTCGTAGCTGCAAAATTTCCATTTGTCAAAACCAGTAAGCCACATATAAGATATGACTTGCCAGTAATATTCGGGGCGCAAATCCAATAAATCCAAAGGCGTTGACATACTTAAATTTTTTAAATGGTTGCCAGAATTAAAAGGGCATTTTATTTCAAAGCCAATATTTTGCCACTCAATTAAGCCATCTGGCGTGCCAGCTATATAATCATTAACCAATGTAGTTGCAAGCATTACCTTAATCCCTGTAGCTGCCTCGAAATACTTTTTCGCTTCCGCTTCGTGTTCGATTCCCCACTGCGTTGATTGCGCAGTGAATTCAGGCTTAATAGGTATGCCTGTTAAAAATTCTGCCGCTTTTTCAAAAATATAGGTTTCGCCTATTTTCCCCAAGCCTTTTGCGCCCATTAATTTGTGGATTTCGGAGCCTGTAAACTTGCCTATCCTTAAGGCTTTCTGTTCATTTGTCAATGTTGTTTTTTCCATTACTTTTCAATTATTTTAGCGTTTTCAAATAACTTTTCGTCCTTAACAAGCACATCGTAATCAAGTGTATCTTTTCGGTTTAAGTCCCTGCCAAATATTTTTCCAATCTTATCGGCTGCATCTTTAATTGCGTTCGTTTCTGCAATAGGCAATGCAAGCATAACAGCATTACTTTTAATGGCGTTAGCATCCATTGCTTTGGAGCCTGAGTCAACCTGCATAGGAGCCGCACCCCCTCCGTCCTGCCAGTCAAATTTGTCTGTGTCCGGGTTCATATAAAACAACCTAACCGTAACACACACTGAATTTGCTATTTGAAATACCTGCTTAACCTCAACTCGCCAAACCCTAAAAAAAATAGTAAGAAGAAACTCAACCTTGTCGATTGGCAAATAAGTATTTCCATATAGCGGGTGCTTTTTAAGCCATGCTCCCGTAGGGGACTGATTTAGCATAAATTGCCTAAGCTTTTCTTTTCCTTTCCCGCTTAATTCGAGAGAATT